CGACTAGCAGATCGCCACCGAAGGTGGTGGCGATGTTCCGCCCAGCCGGCACGTCGCCCAGCGACCACACCCCTGCGATCGAGAAGTCGGTCTGGTCGGGCCCAGACCCGCCGTACACCACCACATCACCACCCGAGGAAATCGCGACGAGCACGTCAGCGGGGGTGAGGCCGCCCGACTGGGAGCAGTTCCACAGGCCCACCAGCGCTCCGCCGGCCCTGAACTTGGTACCGAAGTTGAAGCGCACCGCCGTGCCGTAGATCGCGAAGGTGGCGAGGTACCAGGCATACCCCGTGTTCTTCTCCACGAGGAACACGTGGTTCTTCCACACCATGACGAAGCACGCCTTGGTGGGATCGAGGCCGCTTACCTGCTGAGCACCGCCGCCCGACGTGACCTTGACCCACGTGGCAGTGGCGCCCGCGTAGACGTAGTAGCCGTTCGACTCGTCGGTGTAGAGGAGGTTGTGACCAGAGTTTAGATCAACGGTCGTGACCCCAGTGCCGTACCCGGAGGTCGCGTCCTGATTGCCGAAGGTAACCACGCGCGTCGGGGCCAGCCCGCCCGCGGTGACGTCCCAGATCCCAGTCTGTGTGCAGGCGAAGAGCCGATCGTCACCTACCTGCGCGCCCTTGAAGGACAGCAAGGTGCGGACCGGCCCGTCGAGCCCGCCAGCGTACTGCCGCGAGCCGAGCCGCGGTCCGAGGCCCAGCTCGCGTGCGGTCATGTTGTAGCAGTACACGCAGTCGGTCGGCGGCTGCATGACCGCCGGGGACAGCATGTTGATCCCGCCCATGGGCGCGGCGAGCCCTGCCTCTTGGAGGGTGTCCGGTCGAGGCTTTCGCGCCACGTCAGCTCCCGTAGCCGCCGGTGGGCGGCAGGTTGCCGTTGTCGATCAGGTGGACATTGGGGATGCCCAGACGTGGCCCGTCGATGCGCAGGGTCGGCAGGGGGGAGACGCTACTGACGGTCTTCAGGAGGAAGGATCGGTAGTCCTCTTCCGCGGCGGACGCGTCGAGGCCGATCTCCTTCTTCCACCAGAACTTGAGGTACAGCTTCACGAGTTGCGGATCGAAGAGGCACCAGTCCGAGCTGTCGGTGGCCTCGTCGAAGCCGGCCGAGCCGAGGGTCTGGTAGTTGGCCGTGATCCACGCAGCCTTGGCCGCATCCTTCACGATCCACGACGTGCTCATGTACTCCATGGACACGAGGATCCCGGGAGGCGGGGGCTGCGGGTACAGCATGAGCAGGTTCGACTCCATGCGGAACAGAGCGGTGAGCGTGACGCCCATCTGCCAGGCCCGCAGGTAGGCCCACTCCTGCGAAGAAAGCGGCCCGCCCATCGGCATGCGCTTGGTGCGATCCCAGGCGGTCTGGAGCACCATCTCGTGCCAGTCGGCCGGCAGGGGATAGTTCCCTGGGTCGCCGGCCAGGGTGGTGAACTCCCACAGCGTCTTGAGCTGACCCCAGTCGTGGGCGTGGAGGAGATCGGCTCCCACGTCGTTGAAGTAGCCGCAGAGCCGGACGATCGCGTCGTCCGAAGAGCCGAAGGGGTCGCTCACCACACCCAGACCGAGGTCACGGGCGGCGTCGCTGACGATCTGACCGCACTGCTTGTAGCGCGCCACCCGTGCCTCCGATCACTACCGACGGTTGTTCTGCCGAGCCGCCAGCTCCTCGATCTTCGCGTTCTGCTGGGCGACCATCTGCTTGAGCGAGTCGATCTCGCTCTGCTTCTGCTTCACGTCGGCCTCGAACTTGGTGAGGATCGAGTTGTCCTTGGCCGCGGCGAGGAACGACTGGGCCTTGCGTCGCAGCTCGTGGAGCGGTCCGATCCGCTGCATGTTGCCGTCCGAGACGCTGGCGAGCTGCTCGACGGTGTAGATCTTGAAATACTTCAGGTCCTCCACCATGGAGGCGTCGATCGACGGCCAGGCCGCGAGGGGCAGGCCGTCCAGCTTCTCGGGGTCGCCGGCCTTCCACTTCTCGTAGGAGGTCGCGAAGCGCCGCTGGTCGATCGGGAAGATCTCGCGCTCGACGATGTTGTCCCGATCGCCCGGGACGATGATACGGATCATCTCGACGGACTTGTGCTTCGGGTAGCCCGCCTCCTGGCTCGCCTTCTCGTCCTTCACGGTGCCCATGAAGAACTTGACCATGAGGCCCCTGGTGCCGCCGAAGGGCGCGTCCGACTCGTTGGCGGACTTCGTGAAGTCGCCGTCCACATCGTAACCGGCCATTGGATCTCCAGACGTGAGAGGAGCGGGAGCCCGTTGCCAGGCTCCCGCTCAGGTTGGACTACCGACCGGCGCTGACCGGCCAGTACAGCTCGACGGTGCCGCAGCCCGCCACACCGGCGGCGCGGAGGACCGCGCTCTCGATGAGGTAGTTGGCGGTGGCCTGGGCCACGCGGCCGGCAGACGCGCCGCCGCCGGTGAACATCGACCCGACGGTGAGGGCCGCGGTGACGTTGGCCTGGTCATGCACGCCACGGATCATCACCCAGCCGTAGGTGTTGGCGAGCTGCTCGCCCATCGAGATCCCGACGATCGAGAGCTTGGAGGCACCCGGGGCCACGGTCGGCAGCGCGACGCAGGTGAGGCCCTGGCGATCGACCACCACGAAGTCGCCAGCGTGCACCGTGCCGGTGAACTTCGTGTAGAGGAACTCGCCCTCACCGTAGGTCGGATCCACCGCCACGGCGATGTACCCCAGCTCGACGGCCGGGGCCGCGTCCTGGGCATACATCGGGGAGATCGCGCCGACGAGCACCCAGGTCACGGTGTTGTCCGTGAGCAGGGTGGGGGTGGGGCCCTGCGCGCCCGCTGCGGAGGTGCCCGCGACGGAGCACTGGAACGCGAAGGCGCCGTTCACCACGAACGACGGCTTGCCGGTGAGGTTGCCCGGCACGTCGTAGGCGGTGCTCGGGAGCCAGTTCTTGGCGGTGGGGGGCACCGCGCCCGGGGAGCTGATGCCGACCTTCCCGTCGATCGGCTTGTAGTTGGTTGCCATGGTCGTGATCCTTTCTTGGGCCTAGTAGCCCTTGAAGAAGCCCTGGAACTGCGCGCCCGCGCAGGTGATGTTGCCGGCCCAGGCGAGGATCTGCGCCTCGATGTCTTGGTTCAGCGGCACCCGCTTGTTCGGGCTGAGCGAGACCATGTTCCGATCCTTGTGGGGCCGGAAGAAGAGGTACTTCGGGTTCAGGAAGTACCCCGACCAGGCCGGGCAGAACCCGCCGATCCCGCCGTCGTAGACGACGTCCATGTCCATGAACTTCACGGACGGGAAGCCGAGGTTCGCGGTGTCGGTGTCGACGAAGCGCTGGAGGGTCTGGAGCGAGCTGACGTAGGTGGTCCAGAGGTTGGAGTCCACCAGCGCGAGCTTCGGCCGATCCGAGCCGCGGACCAGCTTCACGTAGAGCTGGTTGAAGTAGCCCTGGATGTTGGCCGCGGTGGGGTTCGCGCCCACGTTGAGGAGCTGGGACTGCCAGAACGGCCAGGTGGCCCGGTTCACGCCACCGTAGGTGCCGCTGGTGGGGGTGACCGGCACGGCCGCAGTGAGCCCGGTGATCTGCTTGCCGGCGAACGCAGTGCCGTCCGAGTAGACGGCGTCGGACATCCTGTTCGCCATCGTGGCCTCGGCCGCCGCGATGCGCCCTTCGAGCAGGTCGATCATCGCGTCGGGGCCGGTGTTCTGGAGCTGCTCCAGGCCCGAGATGATGACCGGGCAGGCCGCCTGCTTGATGGGGAAGGTCGCGCCGCTGATCACGTCAGCCGCGGCGACGTTGAGGAAGTCGTACCCGCCGTACCAGGAGAAGTTGCCGTTCTCGGAGAACAGGAACTCCTGGAAGATCGAGGCACCGCCCGAGAACGTCTTCACGTTCCCGCTCTTCTTGATCCACGTCATGAAGGCATTGTTCTTCGTGACGTTGTCCGCCAGCACCTTCGACCGTCGATCGATCGTGGTGGCGGCGATGTCGCTCAGGTTGGGAAAGGACACACTCACCTCGGAAGGAAGCGTTGTTCACTGATCAGCGACTTTCTGCGCGTGGGCAGGGGGGTCAAGGTCCCCGCTCGCAACGCCCCGTCGCTACCAGGGGCTTCAACTTCCGAGGTGAGTGGGCGAAAGCTCTCACCGACTACGAGACGCCGACATCTGCTCTTCCAGCACGGCCCGGAGATCGCTGGGGTCGGCTGCGGCCGGCGTGCGGACCCCGGAGGAGGGGCGCAGGCTGGAGGCGGCTGCCCGAGCGCGCGCGGTGGAGGGCTGGGCCCTTCTCGCGCTGACCGAGGCCAACTGCTGCTCGTACACCCCCGCGACATCCGGGTGGTTCCGACAGGCCATGTCATACGCCTGATCCCAGGTCGTCTCCAACCCCCTCTTGCCCCGCATCTCCACGATGTCGGCCATGTCCGGTCGCACATCCTCGAAGAAGGGGTGTGATTCCGCGAACTTGTCACGCTCCGCCACCACCACCTGATACTCCTGCTCCTCGTGCTGCTGAAGACGCGCGATCAACGGATCGAGGCGCGGGTCGCGGAACTGCTGCTGCGGAGCGGGCTGCGCCACCGGCTGGCGCTGCGCCCCGCGCCCCTGGGTGCGGTTGAACCACGCCTCGTCGAGCTTCTGCGGATCCACGCCGAAGGTGTCGCACAACTCGGCCATCAACTCGGCCTTGGGGCCGGCGGGGAGGGTGCGAAGACCCACCGCCGTCCGCATCATGCTGTCGACCGCCTGGAAGGCGTTCGATCCCTCGGAGCGGATGAACGCCTCATAGGGCGCCATGACCTGCTTGAAGTTCTGCGTGATCCGCGTGTCCTCGGCCTTCTCGCGCATCACCTGCTGGATCTCGCGCTCGCGACGGGCCGCCTCCTGCTGGACGAGCGGATGCGCCTTCAGCAGCTCGGACCGCGCCTCGGGCTTCCACGACTGCGGAGGCTTGTACGCCTGTACCGCCGGCTTCTCCGTGGCGACCTTCTCGCCCGGCTTCGCCTGCTTGGACTCGGACTTCTTCTCAGCCGCCTTCTCCTCGGGCGTCTTGAAGCGGCCCTTCTCGTCCCGATCCCGAGCAGCGCGATCCGTAGCGGTCTCCTGATCGCGCTGCTCGGTCTTGGTGGACTCGGCGCCCTGCGAGGGCTCGACGACCTCGGTCGTCTCGGTGGAGGGCTCGCTGTGCTCCGCGGTGGCCTCCATGAGCGTGTCTCGCAGTGACGGCTCCGACTCCGGCGTGCTGGTATCCTCGATCTCCAAAGCCATGTGGTTCGCTCCTTAGTTGGTGTTGGCCGCGTCTTCGAGCTGCTTCTTGTGCGCGCGGATCTTCGCGGCGGTGTCGGTGGCGCCCGGCACGGCTCCCAGCGCGGGCTCCACCACGTCGAGCTTGTCCTCGGGGGTGGCGTCGTCGCGCAGCGCCTTCACCATCGCCCGCCAGGCTCGCTTGATCCTGCTGGGCTTCTCACCCTCGTCGGTCTCGTTGTCCGGCGCCTCGTTCTTCTCTTCGTCAGCCACGGTTCCTCCCTCGCTTGGACAGCTCATAGGCGGTGCGACCGACGTCCTCCCGACGCTGCCGCCGATCCGCGTCGGTCATGTTCCCCGTCTGGTAGAAGTTCTCCCGGACGGCGGTGTCCTTCTTCTGCTGCTCCTTGTAGTCGGAGTCGATCGTCAGCCCGTGGGAGCGCATGTACTCACGGTGCTTGGGCTTCGAGTCGATCGGCGTGCCGTCGGTGGCAACACCGGCCTCCTCGTAGAACCGACCGGAGAGGATCGGAGCATCCAGCGCCCGCTCCTCGGGCTGGTAGTGGGCGATATCGACGAACTTCTGGAGCTTCTCGTCGTAGACCCACTTCCCGCCCTTCTTGCCCTCGACGCGGCCGAAGGTGCGCTCGTAGCCCTCCTCGAAGTCCTTGGTGTTCGCCTGGGAGTTGATCGGCTCTCCCGCAGCCATTCCTCTAGCCATGGTTACGCCTCGAAGGTCGCCATCTTGACGAGCCCGGCCTGGCACCCCACGTCGGCGCCCGGCACCTGGGGCCAGAGGGTGAGGTTCATCGGGCCTCGTGGGGTGGGCAGGAGCTGCACCACCGGGGGGTTCATGTGACAGGTCCCCGGGGCCTCGTCCAGCGGCTGCGACTCGTCGATATTCGTGGACTGGCTGCGCTGCCGCTTGAGCGCGTTGATCTCATCGATGGTGAGCTTCGCCGGCGGAACGAAGCACACGCACTGCGCGCACTTGAGCATCACTTATCTCCCTTGGTGCCGTTGTGGGTAACCTCGGTCGCGGCGCGAACGGCATCGCGCTGCATCTCGTGCTCCATCTTCTGGATCCCGAGCTGGTGATCGAGCACATTCGCCTGCATGTCCATCGCCAGGGTGGCGTGGTGCGCCTGGGCGTCCTGTGCAACCTCCTGGGTCCGCGCCTGGTGGTCGAACTGGGCCTGCTTCGCGTCGAGCTGGGCCTTCTGCATGTCCACCTTCCCCTTCACCTGGGCGGCGACGACCTTGGGGTCGGGTGGGGGCGGGTTCTGCGCGGCCATCGCCTTCTGCTGCTGCATCTGGGCGATCATCTTCTTCGACTGGACCACCGCCTGGTCGAGCGACTGCTCGATGGTGTTCGATCCGCGGAACCCGACGAACATCCACTTCAGCATGTCGAGCATGTACGGCACCATCTCTGGCGCCATCTGCGCGATCGGGCCCATGGACTGAAGAAACTGGCTCACCGTCTGGATCAGCGCCACGCGCTCCTGCTGCATGGCCGCGTAGTCGGTGGCGGAGACGGACTCGGGCTTCACCTCGATGCGGTAGGCGACGAACTCGTCGCGAAGGAGCTGGAGCGCGCCCTGGACGTTCTCACGATCGTTGGTGAACATGATGTTCGATCGAGAGATCAGCGTCTCATCGTCGAACAGGTTCATGATCAGCTCCGCGCGGAGCCGCTGGAGGTCGGAGGCGAACTTGGCGAAGTCCTCTTGGAAGTGGGTGGTGCGGACCGAGGCGAACTTCGCCTTGATCGCCTGCTCGGTGGCGGTGGTGGGGCCGCTGGACTCGCCGCGCATGATGTCGCTCATGCCGGTGACCTGATAGAGCAGCGAGATCTTCGACTGCCGCTGCTTCTCCAGGATCTCGATGGCCTTGGTCACCTGCTCCAACGGGAACCAGGCGATGTTCCCCTCGACCCCACCCGACTCCGCGAACTCGCGCCACTCGGGGACTGGGATCAGCTCGTTCATCCCCGCTTCGGAGAGGAGCCGCTGCACCGCCTCGCTGGTGCCGTTGTAGAGACCGGCCACGCGGATCGCCTTCTCCAGAAGCGCGATGCGCCCGGAGAGGGTGTTCACCTCGGTGTAGAGATCCTGGGCCAGGATGTAGTCGGCCCGCGGCGAGTAGGCGTCGGTGGTGAGGTTCGCCGCCAGCGGGCGTGGGAAGGGCCAGAAGCCCTCCAGCTCGTAGGGGTCGTCGATCGAGTCGAGGACCACGCTGTAGCCCTCGATCACCCACCACACCTTCCTGCTCTCCTTGTCCCAGATCTCCCACACGTCCGCGCGCTGCCAGGGGTCCTCCCCGGCGAGCTGCTTCGTGTCGCGCCGGTTCTCCCGGGAGTTGAGGGGCAGCTCCCGCGCCAACTTCTCGCCGGTGGCGCCGTCCTCATGCAGCTTCGAGGCGAAGCGCTTCGCTAGCTCGTCCTGGGTCATCGGGCAGCGGAACGCCGCCCAGCGCCACTCCTCGAAGATCTTCGATCCAGCTGACCAGAGCACGTCGTCCCAGTGGATGTAGTCCACCGCCACGTCCTCGTGGGTCTTCTTCTCCGTGGCGCCGGCCGGCTCGATCTCCACGGACTCCTTCATCACCGCCGGGACCTCCTCGGTCTCGAAGTCCGCCACGTAGCGGACGCGGGCCAGGCCGAAGCCGGGGAGGAGCCGATCGTTCAGCACATAGAGCAGCGCTCCGACGTAGGTGTCGGAGTCGCGCTCGATGTCGGTGTTGAGGAGCCGTTGGATCATCTCGCTGGCCGTGCGGCCGAACACGTCGTCAGGGTCGCCCCAGCGCCGCTTCACGTCCACCTTCGGCACCTTGCCGTAGAGGAGCGCCTGGAGCGTCTGCACGTTCGCCGTGAAGAGCGGGAGCAGCGAGCCCAGATCGCCGTCCTCGCGCTCGGCTCGGAAGGCGCGCACTACCTTGCGCCCGTCCTCGTGGAACTTCTTCTGCGCGTCGCGGGAGGCGGAGATCTCGGTCTGCCAGCGCCGCTGCCAACCCTGCGGCGTGTCCTCGAACTGATCGCTGGACTTGATGACGCTTTCGACGCTGCTGTCGGTCAAGAGATCCTCCGCTTCTGTCGCAGGTCCATGTCCCGCCACTTCCAAAGGTCTTCCATCGTGTACGTGTTGATATTGCTGATCGCCCCGGCCACCTGCGCGCCCGGCCCGTAGGGCTTCGCGGGCCCGCTGCGGTCACGGGAGAGGATCTTCCCGATCTTGATGGTCACAGCCATATACCGAAACGCGTCGGCAGTGTGAGAGGACCAGTCGTGCTCGGGCCGGTTGGTGAAGGCGTGCCGCACTTCATCGAACTCGTAGTGATACTGCTTCAGCGCCTCGATCCCCTGGAACTTCGTGCACCGCTCGTGGAAGCGGAGCGGCTGCTGGAGGAGCCAGCGCGCGGCCTGGATGCCGTCCAGCGCGGTGAGCTTCGGCACCATCTGCACGTGCATGCCGTCGAAGCGCTCGATGAACTGGTCCTTGATCGACAGATCGGAGACCAGCGTGTCGGCGGAGGCGTCGTGGGGGAGCCAGATCGTGTTGAGCTTCAGCCCCAGGTCGCGGAGGTACTCCTCCACCTTGTCGAAGTAGAAGGCGAGGCCCTTGCCGTGGTTCTCGTAGTGGGCCAGGACGTCGATCTCGTCGCCGTTCACCTGCCAGATCCAGAAGGCCGTCGAGTCGTTCTTGCCCAGGTCGAAGTGGACGAACACCGGGCGGTCGGTGGCGGGGTCGAAGGTGGAGATCTTGCCGTACTTCTCCAACTTCTCCATGAGATCGCCCCACACCGAGCCCACCAGCGCGGCGGTCCAGTCGCAGCCGTACTCCTGCCGAACCAGCTCCTCCTGCATCCCGCTCGCGATCTCAGCGTCGTACACGTCCTGAGCGGAGAGGAAGAACTCGCCGTTGTCCTCACGGCGCCAGTTCTTCCACGCGCCGGTCTGCTCCAGGGTCCGCGTGTCCCGCACCCAGCCTGGAGTCCTGCCGGCCGTCTCCCACAGCTTCCAGGCGTGGTTCTTTCCGCGGGGCGTGGTGATGAACGCCACCGAGCCGCCCGACTCGCGGAGCATCGGTCGCACGAGATCGTAGGAGTTCGGCTTGCAGAGGGCGAACTCGGAGAAGGTGACGTGCCGCGGTCCAGCGCCGACGATGTTGTCGATCGCGTCGGAGCCCAGGAACTGGAGCACCGAGCCGTTGATGAACTCGATCAGCATCTCGCCCTGGGGTCGGAACTCCACCGGACTCTTGATGATCTCGCGCGGGAACACCGAGTCGAGGAGGCGCTGCCCGGTGCTGTTGTTGAAGTTGTTCCAGATCGCTTTGCGCGCCTGGGCGTAGGAGGGCAAGCAGTGCCAGTACAAGCCCACGTGCTTCATGGCGAGCTTGCCCTCCTCGTGCAGGGCCACGAGATCCTTACCAGCGCGGCGGTGCCAGAGCCAGAAGCCGTTCCGGCCTCCATGATCGTAAAAATCCATGAAGTTCGCCTGGTAATCACGAGCGCCGAAGTTGTGCGGCAGTTCGATCGTGACCTTGCGCTTCCTCACCCGCTACTCCTCCCGCAGCGCGCGGGTCATCTTCTCCGACTTCGCCGCCGCCTTGGCCCGCAGCCGATCGGCGCGCGCCTTGCGCCCGGCCTGGTTCTCCGCGCTCTCACGCGGGTCGGAGGATCCCTGCTCCTCGACGAGCTGCGCCTCCAGCTCGTCCCTGGAGAAGTCCGGCTTCCTGCCCATCACGTCGGTCGGTGCGGCCATGGCGTGGCTCCTGTGCCTGAACATGACTACGGGGTGCCGCCCTGGGCGTAGCGGAGGGTGGCCTCTTCGACGACGGGGGTCTCGGGGGCGAGCGGGACCTCGGTCACGCCGGCCACGGGAATGACGAAGCCGTTGAGCTTCCCCTCCAGCACGGAGATCTCGATCTCGTACTCCGCGAAGGCGCGGGCGACGGCGTCGGCGTAGCCGGGGCGCCCGGCCTCGGCGATGGCGTTGATGAGCTGCTGATTCTCAGGAGAGATCATAGTTGGGGTCCCTTGGTCACGTTCTGGTTGATGACGACTTCCACGGTCTGCTGGCCCTTCACGTCCACCTTGTCGGTGAGCTTCCCGCACACCTCGTCGATGATCGAAGCGGCGGCGTGCAGCCGCATCTGGCTCCAGCGGGAGGGGCGCAGCATCACCTCCACGATGGTCGCGCGGGCGGCGAAGACGAGGTCCTTCTGCTCCTGGGTGGCCTCTTCGGTGAGGCGAACGTCGTTCTTCTCAAGCTGCCGGAGCGCCTTCAGGGCGGCAGGGAGGCCCCGCTTCGGCAGTCCGGTGCCCCGGGCGCGGGTGCTCATCGGCGCGCTCCACAGAACTTGCAGTAGAGGTGCCCGTCCAGCTTGCTGATCTTCCAGCCGCGAGGAACCTGGGCCTCCTCGTAGGTGCAGTTGGGGGCGCCGCAGCCGTGGCAGGTGTGGACGAATGCGTCCTTGCCGGTCGAGAGGGTGATGCGCTTGGGGCGCAGCTTCGCGGTGTGGGCCTTCACCATGGTGAGCTGGGTCTCGGTCTTGCCACATCGGCGGGCTGCGATGAACTCGTTCACGTCCAAGTGATCACCTCGCTCACTAGAAATTGTATGTGTATCCCAGGGATCTGATCACTGTACTTCGTTCGTTGCTCATTGCGCGTGGGACTCCCCTGGGTCCTCCGCACGACGTCCAAGGAATCTCGGGCATCATCCCGGGGGGGTTGAGCCCTGCACCCTGCCCGTCGTTCAACGCACAGTGATCAGGACACTTAGTGCGATCGCACCATGAGCAACGATCACTGTGCGTGCTGATCACTGGTAGTACGATGATCACTGTGCGTCGCTCCCTAGGTGATCGTGCGCTGCTCCCCGCCCGTTGACTGTCGGTGATCGCTACGGAGGGCGGCGCGTCTGCCGTGCTACGTTCTCCGCATTCGTGCTACGGGCGCAGCAAGCACACAACCCGGGCGATCTCGGAGGGTGTCACCTCACGCCGCAAGGCCCAACGGGCGAGGTGCAAGGCCGAAAGCGAAGTGAAAGGGGCTCTGTTTAGCGTGTTCTTTCAGTCTTCTAGTTATTTAGAGAGAGAGAGAGAGAGAGAGAGTAGATATATAGACCTACGCTCTACCTAGAAGGCTCTTGGACGGGCCTGTAATGCGAAAGTGAAAGGGGCTGCGTAACAGGCCTGTGCCGCAATGAATCGCGCGCCCCCCCTCTAAAACACCGCTGCTTATTGCGTTTCCTGCACGCTCACAAAACCGTTGCGGCACAGGCAAACCGAGCAACGGTTTTCATGAAACGCAATAAGCAGCGGTGTCCTAGAGCCTCATTTTTTGCTTTCGTTGCGGCGCAGCAAAAAGAGCGACGAAAAGCGCATGAAACGCAATAAGCAGCGGTGTTTTAGCATCGCCGCACTTTGTGGTGGGTGATCGCCACACCTAGGGAAACCCCCAGGTGATCACCAACCCAACCCGGAAGCCCGCCAGGAAATCGAAACACTAGGGTTTTCCGAGTTAATGCAACAAATGCAAAAACCCCGTGGTGAGGCTTTGGAGCCCTGGGGTGCCCCTGGACAAGGGCCCGTGCCTGCATCGCAGGGCGGGCCCTTTCCGTTCGTTCTAGGACCATGCACGTAGAGTGCGGACGCATCCTCTATATAGCGCCA